GATTGCATTTTCAATGTATTCTGGGTTATTTTCCATCAATGAAAAGGTGTCGGGTCCATTAATGTTACCACGATGTGCTATTAGTTTCATCCCTTATAGTGCTCCAAGAAATAATTTAGATCTTCAGGGGTGCCAATTCCCCACATTCTTTCAATATTTTTGATACGAATCTTCTTACCATCACCAATTGCCTCATTGAAAACTGGGCAGACATAGAACTCACCATTAGTTCTGACGTTCTTTTCAATCATCTGCTCGGCATATTTTACATAGTCGGAACCTTTCTTCCAAAAATAAATACCAACTGTTGCATTATCACTAATTGGTTTTTTCTCAGCAACTTCAGAAACAAATCCATCTTCATTAACCTTAGCATAAGACCACTTGGGATGAGTTGCCTTGAAACTAACAATACCACCATCAATACCATCAGCGTTAAATGCATACAGACATTCATTACTATTCCACTCCACAAACTGATCGGAGTTTGCCATTACAAGTGGAGCATCATTATTAATGAACTCTTTGGCAAGTAAAGTAGTGCAGGCAGCACCTTCGGTAATACCATCTACCTGAACGATATTACATTTAGGAGCAATCAGGTTTAGAAGATATTGAAGACTATACTTTTCATAGTGTTCCTTCTGAACAATAAATGTATAGTTTGCCTCAATATTCAGGTTCTCTAATACCACCTGAATCATTGGTTTACCATTTACCTCAATCAAAGGCTTAGGGAAGGTGTATCCAACTTGCGCAAAGCGACTGCCAGCACCAGCCATAGGAATAACAACATTCATTTTATCAGATTTCCAAGGCACAGATGTTTCTTTTATAGTTGAAAGAATTCTCATACATTTTTTTATTTTTTCTTCATTAAGATCGTTTCTATTTTCAATTGAAATCAAATGAGATCCGCTGTCAGATGCACCCTGTCTACCAATATGACTATCTTCAAATATAACTGTAGTTTTGGGCAAAGAATTACATACAGTCATACACTTCCAATACATTTCTGGAAATGGTTTATTTCTTACCACATCTTCGTTACTAACATAATAATCAACAAATTCGAGCAAACCAAGTTTAAGTAAAACGATCTTTACTGTATTACGAATACTATTACTAGCTACAGCAATTTGATATCCTTCCAACTTAAGTTTTTTAAAAAACAAAATTAATTGATAATCATTATCCAATTTAGAAAATATCTCAATAGTTGCTTTTTGTTTATCTTCCCATACTTGAGAATATTTTTCTTGTGGAAAATTTTTCTTCTCAGTTAAAATTGAAAGTTTTCTTGAAGTAGGAAGTCCATCATATAAGCTTAAATGTTCTTCTCTAGAAATAATATATTTTGAATTTACGTTTTTAAGAGCACAATTAAGTGCTTCATAATGCATTTCTCGACTATCAATTAAAACACCATCCAAATCAAAAATAACAAGATTATTAATTGTCATGCTCTACCCAACCTATGTTTTACAAAATATTCAAGACCACCAGAATCAACCTGATTTACTTTAGATTTGAAATCTCCTTCAATGCTATATTCAGTAGGACAATATCCTTCTTGTTTGAGAACTTCTCCAAATATTTTTTCCCACATGGCACATTCAGTTTTATTACCTACTGTTAAATTTTTAAACAAACCTTTCTTTTCCATATTTTTAGCAATCCTATTCTTAACAATAAACATTGGACCAAAGCAACCCACAACACTACCAGTTATAGGTCTTTCATAATCAGAATTGTCCAAGATATTCCAAGAATATGGATCATGTTGAACCTCCCAATTCATAACATGTTCAGTAAAATACATTAACGAAAAACATTCAGTTTCAGATTCAATAAATTTTTGAATGGACTTTTTAAAAGTTAACGAGTCATGAACCAAAACATATGTATCCTCATCAGGAAAATTCTTATATGCTTCATAAAAAGAACCACATACTCGATTTTTATTTTTACAATCAAGAATTATTACATTATCATATTTTTGAATGTCCTGAAAATATGATTTATCTCCCGAATCAGAATCCACAACAACTACTTTTTCATTTGGATGCAGTTCAACTATTGATTTAACACATTCTCTAATTGGTGATTTTATAGGAATTGCCTTAGATGGATCATGATTTGGATGCTCTTCTCCATCATATTTACAAGAAATAATAAACATAAATTGCGCCTCAATTCACTGAATATTTATCTGAAGGAATGGAAGGCCATCTCACAACAATCAAATCAACATCACTTAAAAATTCTACATCAGAAACTTCATTTGGTTCATAGATCCACATATCTCCTGCTTTAAGATGTTTGCCAGAAACAATCAATTCACCACTAACAATATAATTTAATTCATTAGTAACTTTATGATAATGTGGAAAGGTCTCTTGACCCTTTGTATGTTGATGGTGAGCTACTTCAAAGAAAGGATTTTTAAAAATTGATGGATCAAAATCACCAACAAACCATCCTGCTTTAAAATCTTTTATATTAGATTGTTTCATTCTAACTCCTGAATTCTAATCTGGTGTCTTCCGCCATCAAAAGTATTCTTTGAGGCAATGTTTAAATACCTTGCCAATGTTTGTTGATCCATATTCTTCGCCGGAATAGCAAAGAAGTTTGCACAATTATGACGTATTGCCATCTCCATAGCATACTCATTATAAATCAATGCAGAACGAATACCCCTATACTTATTAGCACAAACATTAACACCTTGTCCAGTCCTACAGAATCCAAATCCAAAATGACAATCCTTCTCTTGGATTGCCTTTACTGCTTGAGCAATAAAATCTCTGTAGTCACAATCTTTATTAAGGATAGTTCCAAAATCAATATACTCTAACTCATTAGCATATAGAATCTCTTTAAACTTTTCTTTTGCATCAAATCCAGAATGATCTGAGCAAAGAGCAATTGGTTTATCCCCAATCCTCTGAATAACATTCTCCTTATAAAAATGATATTCATCAGGAGTTCCGAAGATGTGCATCTTATCAACAGGAGAAGTCTTAATCTTCTTTCCATCCTCAATAAGCAGATTATAAAGAGGTGAGATATAGAACTCATTGTTAGTTCTCAAATCTCTTTTAATCATCTCTTGTGCATACTTACAGAAATCAGATCCTTTCTTAAATCCATAGATCCCCACACAAGCATTAGGACTAATTGCTTTCTTCTCTGCTGTGGATGTTACATTACCCCCATCATCAAGCTGTGCATAGCTGTAGTTAATAGAATTGGATTTAAAAGTAAGAATAAGTCCGTCTGCATCCAGATCATTTAATGTATGTGGATCAAACTTTGGTCTAAATTCAATATCCAATGTATGAATTACCAATGGAGCATCATTATCAATATACTCTTCAGCATAAAGACAGCTACACACTGACCCATCTGTAAGTTTATCAAGAACTACAATCGTAATGTCATCACCAAACTTCTTCTTTAGAAGTTCATCCATATGATGATTATAAACATGCTCATCCCGTACCACAAAGATTAGATTACAATCCTTATAGTCAAGACAATCTAAAGAAATATCAATAAGATGTTTATCCTTGATATTGATTAATTGTTTGGGAACTTTAAACCCTTCTTTAACAAAGCGACTTCCCAATCCCGCCATAGGGATAAGAATATTTGGTTTCATGTTGAATAATATTTAAGAATTTCAGTGGTCTTTTGATGAGCAAATTCAATCCAAGTGCGAATATCTGTGTCCCCTCCAAGTAATTTATATAGGCAACAAGAAGCAAAGATATCACCAGCACCCAGAACATTTACATTCTTAAGCATATCATCTTCATGCAATTTCCAAAAGAATTCATCCTCACCATTGGAACAGATACTACCTGTTGCGCTATGGAGTATAACCCATCCCTTTGTTGCCTCTACTAATTCAGCAAAGTCATCACAATCCTCATCAGATATAAAAAGATAATCTACATACTCAAGCAATTCCTTCTTTAAAGGCTTACCCGGACATACATCTGCTGTAATTATACCATCAAGTGCAGGTATAAAACCAGTCCTTGACATCTCATTTAAATATATTAAGTGATGTACCTGTGATGTAAGAACCTTTGGACTAAAATGCCTAAGGTTTAAACTTGGTTTCGATACCCTTGTCCCTGCTTGCTTATCAATGTAAATAAGTGCTTGACCAATATCAATAGGAGACAATCCAATCTTGAGACTACAATCCAATTCAACAAGTGCTTTCCATACATTTGCCATTGACCCAAGAGTCTTCTTCTCTTTCTCCCCCTCAGTTAGAAGAGTGTCAATAGTCAAATGCCCATATAACGAAATATCATACATTAAAACTTTTCCTTTATATCCAAATCATAAATTCTATCAATTACATCTTCATACCTAATTTTTGGTATAAGATTCTTCACCTCTAAAGATTCATAGAGATGCATAAGAACATTATTTCCTCCCTTTACTAACATCATCTTTGCATTATCCTTTACTATCTGCGGAGAATTCTTTACACAGATTGGGTATCCAACCTTCCGCATAATACCAATATCAAAAAGATCATCTCCAACATAAGCAGTTTCTTCTGCAGAGCATTCATATTCTTCTAATATATCATCCAGATAATTCGCCTTATCACTATGAAAACCTTTTCCACGATTTACAACAACATGTAAATTTCTATTCTTTAATATCTTTTCATTATATGGATCTCCAGTAATAAAAACTACATGCACTCCAACAGCACGAAATCTTTTAATTGCTGTCCAATCCTTGTCACAAAAAATCTTTAATACAACATCCCCCTCACGATCATAATATTTGGTGCCATCAGTCATGACACCATCAACATCAAGAATAAGTAGTTTAATCATACAACTACCTGTACTTCCTCATCATCTGAAGATTTCCGCTCAATTTTCTCAATTAGATCAACATTATTAGATGCTATTCCCAATCCAAAAGAATTAGTCAAATTAATTTTAGGAACTTCTAATTGTTCAAAGAAAGCTCCTACACCATCTGGATTAGAAACAGTATCATGAAAAAGAATAACCCCATTCTCCTTCAATAAAGGAGCCCAAGTATCACAATCATTCTTACAATTTTGATAATCATGAAGACCATCAATATGAAGAAGATCTATTTCCTTATCCCACGTCTTTGCAACATCATTAAAGTAATCCTTAATGATTTCCAAATTATCAATCTTTAATTTTTCTTTAATTCCCAAAACAAATTCATAGTCTTCATCAACTCTACCCGCATAAACTGAAGTATCAAAACAATCAATTCCATATACAGGATTATCCTGACACATTGCTAATACAAATGCAGAATATCCATAATCTACTCCAAGTTCAACAGTTACTTGAGGATTGATTTCCTTTACCAACCACTCAACAAATTCTCTATGACTTGTAGGAGGATAGTTCCATCCAGAAGGAATACTTCCAAGAATCTCATCTACTTCTGTATCAGGAAGACCTAATGCGTACTCCCTAAAATTATCTTTTTTATTCTCAACCCAAGAAAAATTTTCAACCATTTAATTGCTCCTCAATCCAATTGTAAGTTTTACTGATGCCTTCTTCAAGTGGCATGGAATAATCCCATTCAAGTTTCTCACGAATGAGATCATTACAAGAATTCCGTCCACGAACTCCCAATGGTCCCTCAATATGCTGTTTGGTTACATTTTTATTAGCAACCTTTGCAGCAGTATCAACCAACTCATTAATAGATACCATCTCTTCAGAACCAATATTAACTGGTCCCATAAAATCAGAATCCATTAACCTTCTGGTTGCTTCAATACATTCATCAATGTACAAGAAGGAACGAGTTTGTATACCATCTCCCCACACTTCAATACATCCACCTTCTTCTGGGAGATTGGCAACCTTACGGCAGATTGCAGCTGGTGCTTTCTCTTTTCCACCATCCCAAGTTCCTTCTGGTCCAAAAATATTATGATAACGGGCAACCCTAACAGGAATACCATAGTTGCGATTGTAAGAGAAGTACAATCTCTCCGAAAAAAGTTTCTCCCATCCATATTCACTATCTGGTTCTGCTGGATATGCAGATTCTTCCCTACAATTTGGGTTGTCAGGATCAAGTTGATTATATTCAGGATAAATGCAAGCAGAAGATGAGAAGAAGACCTTAATCTTCACATCAGTATCTCTTATTGCTCTAAGAATATTAAGATTAATCGTTGCAGAATTATTCATTACATCTGCATCATGCTCACCAGTAAAGATATACCCAGCACCACCCATATCAGCAGCGAACTGGTAGATCTCATCCATCCCCTTTACTACTTCATCCACCACACTTTTATCTGTTAGATCATTTAAAACAAATTCGTGTGCTTGAGTGGAAGAAAACTCAGGATACTTGATATCTACACCGCGAACATAATATCCCTCAGATCGCAGCCTTCTTACCATATGGCTCCCAATAAATCCACCCGCACCACATACAAGTGCAGACTTTTTATACTCACTCATAACTCAATACATTACTCCTTTTATATAGTATACATCATACACATAAATTTTTCAAGCCCTCAAAAGATTCAATAAAAAATCCCCTCTCATCTCCATGACAAGGGGTAGTAATGACATATGCATCATTTAAATTAATTTTTGTTGCTTTCATTATCAAAATATTTACCTAAAAGTTCGGGAGAATATTGTTCAACTCCTTCTACCTTTTGTTTATGTTCCCTCTTTTGTTTCTCAAGAGTATAAACTCTATTCCTTAATTCAGTAGAAGAATATTGATGCTTTCTTAAATGGTAATGAAGTTCAATATTGTTATCAATACAATATTGCTTACCAGTAAAGTCTCTACCCTCATATTCATCACTCAAAAATCTAATATTAATAGTTTGAGTTTGAATTAAATTAAGTAGATCTGCTTCTGTCTCATACACAAGAATCTCATCAACATATTTACAACCTTGCAGTTGAACATAACGTTCGTAAACAGACTGTGTTGGTTTATTCTTAACGCCAGGACGATCTATAGTAGGATCCACCTGAAGTGCGACTATCAAATAGTCACACAACTGCTTCTCCATCTTCATCATTGTTACATGACCAGCATGAAATAAATCACAAGAACTACAATTAAATCCAATTTTCATAATAAGAAATTAATATATTAAAAAGATATTTTTCTACTAAGTCTTGACGTAAGATCATCAATCTTTGCATTCAATGCATCATAACCAGCAAGTCCCTGACGCGCCTCAAATATCTCATTCTTCACTTGCTCAAGTGCTGCAGTATCACTAGTACCACCACCATCACACTTATCATGTGCTTGTGCTTTAAGTGCTGACACTGCTGCTTCCAATGCTTTTAATCTTCCTTCTACATCAACAGATGCACCGGACTTTCCCTTTCCTACTGGCATGATTTTTAATTTAAACTCCTATCTTATTTATGATGGGCGGGAGTGGATTTGAACCACTGTAGGCAGAGCCAGAGCGTTTACAGCGCTCCTCCTTTAACCACTCGGACACCTGCCCTATGGGTTGTCTGGGACTCGAACCCAGGACTTAATCGTTAAAA